GACCCTATATAAGAGAACTGTCACACCGTCATACGGTCATAAAAAAGAGGAGCCGAAGCCCCTCCTTAGTATTAACCCTTAAAAAATTATGATAGCTCAAATGTAGTACTAATCTCATTCTTAGTCATTCTCTCTTGAAAACTTTTTAACAATTTAGTAGGGAAGTTACCTGTGATTGTTACCCTAGTTTCTTCGTCATCTATCGGCATAACATCGACATCAAAGATATTAATGTCTGACCTTTTTGGCCTGATGAGTTCTGGAATTGGGTATATCATCTTGAGATAGTTTTGGTCCTTTCTTTGATACCAATACTTGTGCTCCTGTATTCCATGGACCACCGTACTATGATCGCGGTTAAAGTACTGACCAATCATTGTAGTGGTCATGTGCCGGTTCTCATACATATAGTTGTACAGGTAGTACCTCTTGCTTACTATGTCCTGTTTTCTGCTAGGAGTATCTAGCTGATATGCCTTAATGATATCTACTATATCCTCATTCAAGGCTTGGCTCAGTTTGAATAGTTCCTCATTCATTAGTCTAATCTTTTAGGGTCATTAACTCCTTTGAACAGGTTACTTGTAGTAGCTATCATGCCGGTAGCTTTCATGAAGTCAACCTCAGCCTTAGCACTGTTTATCACTGAGTTAGACAGGTTAGAAATTGCCTGAGCCTTTTCTACCTCAGTAGATAATTGTTCAGGTGTTAGTTCATCATCATTTAATCTCTCTAGAGCTGCAAAGAGGTGATCTCTAAGATCGTTCATTCCGTTTCTTGCCATTGTTTATTGTTTTATTAAGTTTACTTTTTAATTTCATGACCTGCTGTAGCTCCATTGGGAACCGTTGGATGGTATTCCTAGTCATGTTTTTGTTCATTGGGATGCACTCCAGGTTGCTCAGTTCTAAGTTCATGGTGTTACCATCAATGAACCTCACTATGTGCTTAGGAGGGATTGGTCCATTAGCCTGTTCCCACATCAACCGGTGCGTTAATACCCATACGCTATCTGCTAATTTTGTGTACTGATACAATCTACCTGCTGTATCTTTACGGATGCTAGTTGCGTTTGCCTCCCTAGTATTGAATGGCTTATTTCCTTTCTTAAACATGGTAGCAGCTGCATTTGTTTGAAGTAGGTTAGGACATTTCATGCCTTTGTTGAATGGAACATGACCTTTATCAAACCTCGTGTGCTTACCTGCGTTTAACATTAGAGCCCTGTTTATTGCTTTCTTTGTCTTAGGGTCTTTCTTGATGCCCCTGTTGTACGTTCTATTGTACACTTGAGATGCAGTCAATCCTAGGTATTCACCTAATATCTTAGCAGGAATGTATGGGTATAGTATTTCTAGTATCTTATCTTGTCGCATACTTTCTCAATTACAAAGTGTCCGTAAACATGAGTTCCTGCTGCCCTGAACTGTTGGAGTTTCCAATTGCAGAGTGCTTTGGTAGGGAACTCATAGCTTTCTGCGAGCTTGCTTTCATAGAAGTATAATAATCGGTACATGTGTTTTTGCATTTTAAGTATTCTAAATATAGGGAGGTATTAAAGGAGCCTCCCTTATCTCCTGCAAATGACTGCTTGGTCCACCATCTAGCCATTTCGGATATATCTCTATGCATCATACCTCCACTCATCCTCATCAAAATAATTCATAGGGTCCTGCATGTCTCTTACAAGGTTGGTATCCTGGATGCACCACATGATCTCTTCCTTAAGTTGGTCAAGTTCTGTATCAGTTAGGATGTAGTCAAGCTCCACCTCACCAATCACCTGAGTAGCTAATACGTTGCTAATCTCCACCTCATAGCTTTCATCTGTTATGTTAGTTATTTTGAACTCACAGTTACCATGCACATCATCATAGTCAAAATAAGCTACTTCAATTCCTATTGTTACTTGCATATCATAAAGATTAAAGTGTGATACATTGCTACCATGGTACCCACGACCACAGCAAAGCTTGCTACTACATTCAATAGTTCTTTTTTCATTTGTTTATTTTTAAGCGGTTAATTAATTCCTCAATAGTGATTAGTTCCTTGAATGCTCTTTGTGTATCCGGATCTAATGATCCAAATGCATCTCTACATTCTACATAGTTATCATACAGCTCTTGATGATAAGCTAAGATTTCGTTAATGATTTCTTGTGTTTCCATAATTTTTGATTGTTAATACTTGACAAAGATATATAAAGTTTCATATATGCAAACAATTTTGCATAATTTTCCACAAATTTAGAATGAGTCTAAATAAGAAATCAGTTGATAAGCTTAAATAATCACCGCAAAAATAAGGCTATAAGCTTAAGATATATTTTTCTTACGGGTATATAGGTACTCTTGATACTTAGTAAACACCAGGTGATTTACTTTATTGTGTTTCTTGCAGTCACGACATTGTAGCCAATGGTGTACGGTGCCTGAAACAGTTACTACTTTCTTATTGTACCTGTGATTAGCACCTCCACATTCAGCACATTCGTACTTATCGCCTCCATGCTGCACTGCATAGTTGTGATTAGATAGTGTATAGCTGTTGAGTTTTTCAAATACTGACTGAAGTACCTCAACATCCATCTTGCAATAGGCCACCATCTTATCTAATGCCTCCTGGTCTTTGCGAAATACTATATCTTTCCATAGGTCAAGCCCTCCTGTCTCCATCTTAGCACCTACCTTAAGTAGCTTAGCTATGTAGTCAAGCTTGTTGCTATTAAAATTAAAGTACTTTTTAGCCCATTTAAGAGTGTCTATGGTCTTAGGTGACGGCATAAACTGAATGCCATGGAATAAAGCTCTTGTGCGTATCCATTTGAGGTCAAATCTATCCCCATTGTGAGCCACAATCTCATCTGCTTGAGCTAGAACTTTGACAAACTTCTCAAGCATTTGCTTATCACTCTGACTTTTGGACCAAGTTAGGCTGTGAATTTCATCCTCACCCTCCCATTTGTAGCAGATGCATATGATTGCACGTTCATGAATGATATCACCCGGGTTGATTGTTAGGTTGTATCCTGTTCGCCAGAATACTCCGACATTGAAAGAGGTCTCAATGTCATAAAATAGTCGTTTTCTCATAGCTTAAATAGCAGGGCAATCCTATCTAGGAGCCCCTTTTGAATTAAAAAACGGAGCAATATCCCTAGAATAAACGCAACAATCATAGGCCACCATAGTATTTTATACTTGACTACCTCTTTAGCTTGAGCAGTTTTATAGATAGTCTTGCCTCGTATCCTTTCAACCTTGGTCTTGTATCTATACTCAATCCTTGTTTGCCATCTTGTTTTTGGCACATACACGTTATTGAATTGTATCACCGTATCCTTAGTAGTATAGAATTTCTCCCATACAATAGTGTCATTTTGAATAACAGGGAATGAATCAACTGTAGTGATACGGATGGTATCACTATCCTGTACTACTTGCAAGCCATTCTTTAATGCTTTCTTATAGTGCCATTGAGCTCTCTTAGGAGCTGAGCAGGATGTCGCAAATATAGTAGAAACTAGCGACAAAATAATTATTGAAAGTCTCATGTGCTATAGGCTTTGTAACATCTTAATCATTCTAGGGCATGGGTAAATATCTGCCTTATCTTTTCTCACACTGTTATGCGTGTAGATCCCTGCAGTACCTTTGAATGCCTCTTTATCTAGGCTAAATATCTCTGACCGGTAAGTCTTAGGAATGTCATAGGTATCACACAGGTATTCCACCAACTGCCGAGTGCTTTCAATCTGTTCATCCGTATATTTGTACCAATGGATATTACCCTTGTATGGTGTATCTAATGTAGTTACCATTGATGGGTCCACCACTCCCTTGACATAATTGTAGTACTTACCATCCTTGAGCTTCAACGGTCCCCAATTGCATACCTCAATACCTACGGATAGCTTGTTTAAGTTTTGATACTTGAGTCCATGAGCTGAGAAGTCCTGACTATCTATCCCCAGGTGATAAGCCCAATGCTTAGAGCTGAAGCACTGTACTATTGTACCTCTTTCACCTATTACAAATGCAGTAGCAATCCTATCTGCATTGCTGTTCCACCAACGTGATACAGCTACAGCATTACCATTGCCTGCAGTATGGTGTAAATAGATTTGTTTTTTTTCAGACTCCTCATGGAAGTACTGAGCATTAGATAGGCGTTCCTGTAATATCTTGCTTGTGTCTAATTTCATCCACCTCTTTTTTAATATCCTTAGCTCTAGCGAAAAGATTTTTCATAGCCTGCCATAGGTCAAGCCCTTTCACTGCTTTGTAGTTTTCATTGATACTCATAACCTCGATTGATACTAGGATGAGTGCAAGTACCTTAGTGAGCAGTAACTCTACCGAGAAAAACTGCAGGATGATATTGTTAAGTATGAATTGGTCAATCATGTAGAACATGATAACAGTTACCTCATAGAGTAGCATCTTGCTAATGATAGCAGATAGGCCCCTGCTTGTAATTTTAACCTTGTTTTTTACTGACTTCCATACTCCTGTGATAGTATCAAGTACGATCACAAAGCCAACTAGAAACAATAAGCCTGAAATAGGCATTAAGAATGCACCAATGGTAGCTGTAAGCTTCAACCAATTGGCTTTTATTGTGGCTAGTAGTATGGTAAACTGTGACTGCATTACAAGATTAGGATGCTGTTATTGTATCCATTCTCAAGGAAGTTACCACATAACCCTGTGCAAGATGTTTGATACTGAGTAATACATGAGCAGTTGTTAAACATTGGTCTCAAGTCAGTATCCATGTTAGTAGTGGATATAAAAATAGGGAACAGGTTACGGTTAGCAAGTAGCCATCTAATTAGACGTTGTTCAAAGAATGAAGCTTTCTGTGCATAGTGTTCCATCCCAAAAGCTACCTCACTCCTAGATACGCTTGCAGAATAATCTCCGTTTTGAGTCTGAAGTCCTTTATTTTTTAGCTGATACGTTAATCCAAATACAGCATCCTCTGCACTTCTCCATGCGATAACAGGCTGAATGAACTCAACTAGGTCAATCTCATCGGGTGTAAGTGTCTGAGCATTGTATGCAGTTAGCATGTGATTGTAGAACGTGGTGCCTAAGATAGGCTGAATTCTCAATGCACTTTGAGTTGCTATGTATGGGGTAACATCCGTTACATCAACATTAGCTGTTATCGGTGTGTTAGTCTTTAGGTAGGTTTCAGTGATAAAATATAACATCAGATTGCAGGTGTTTGTGCTGCTGCAGTTGCAGCTGCTTGTGTAACATCTCCACCATCTACAGGAGGCAATGAAGCAAGTGCTCTAATCTCATTGATGGTCATAGTCTCAAGTACTTTGGTAGCTACTAATGGACTCAATGTGTTCAATGCATCATTAGTCTTAGAGCTGTCACCCTCAAGTTCAACAATGGTCTCATTAATGATTTGAAAGTTATTTATGGTGAACTCAGCAGGGATGCGAGCAATGGTTAGTATCTCCTGAAAGATAGTGACTACTTGTTGACGTAGTTCCATGACCACGTTTTTCTCAAATATCACATAGGCCTGCTTGATATCACTACCATTACCCAAGCTACCTGTGGTACGGATACCCATTAGGATAGGGTCAATGGTATGGCTAAAACAAATCTGCTCAGTATTCAATGCAGATGCCTCATGGAATAGCTTGTCATTGGCATTAGTAGGTAGGCTTTCTATCTTTGGAAGTTGGTCCGCACTATTAGCAAAGAATGCAACTGCCTTACCGGCATTGGCTGCACCCTTAAGACGGTCAATAGTTTCCTTGATCATGTGTTTTTCCTCCTCCGACTGTGGCCGTTTTGGGAACATCATAGCAAAGCTAGGGAACACACTATTTTGGATGTTACTTTTTGCGAAGTAAGATAGTTCACCACTTAAAAAAGCAAAGTTTAATGCACTTGTATAGGTAGGTAGTGGGTAATAATCCTGACCAACTGACTTAACCTCATAGCAATATAGTTGACATTCATCCGTACAGGTGATATGATAAGGCTTAATAACCTCAGTATCTATCCTGGTACTCCAATCATCTGATAAATAATACAATCTCCTGCATGGTGATACCCTTACTTTCTCAGGGGATACATTCTCAATCTTGATTAGCTTTCTTTTTTCACCAAAATATAGCTTGAAGTACACACGATTGTGGATGATTAACTGCTTTGTAACTGCCTTAACAGTGTGCTTGAGGTTGGCTTTCTTTTCAAAGCTGAACATCTCTAGTTTTTCCTGTGGTGTAAGCTTGTCAGTGGTAAGGTTAAACCCTCCACCAATAACAGCATTGGTCTTGAAATCAACAATGGCACCATGTAGTGGTGAGCTGTAGTACATTTGATTGAGCATTTCAGGGTATAGGTTACCCTCACCAAATCTTACCCATGACTCCTGCACGTATCTACCATTGACATAGGGCAATGTCAAGTTACCTCTCCCTACCGGTAGGAATGGGGTGCTAAATGATTGATACCCCTCCACCATTTCGGGGCCTTTTGGTTTAATGTTAAATAGTCTTTCGTACCAAGCCATAGTTAGTCATATATTGATGTACCTGCAGGACCACTTACTACCATTCTCCCCTCCTCAATTACTACACCTGTAGTTTGTGCTATTGTAAGAGGTAGAACGAATGCAGTTGAGCTTTCATATACCTGATAAGTGTACTGCCCTTTTAATAGTGAGATATCCGTTGGCTCATCAAGAGTAAACAGGTTGTATCTTTCAGGGTAAGCACTTGTATCAGGAGCTGTGAATAGCTGTGGTGTGCTAGTGGTATTCATTTCATTAGTGAATACAAACAAATAGTGTGGTGTACTAACCGTAGTTACCTCGCTAAGAGTTAACACGAATTGATTAATAACACCTTGATCTAAGTATATCACACCTATATTAATTTAGGTTTGTCAAATGTTCATAAAAAAAGCCCCACCATGTGGCAGGGCTCTAATATATAGAGAGGCAGGATATTAAACTGTGATACCAATTGATGCTAAAGCAGCAGGGTCTACCTCATAAGCTAGGTACTCATTCTCAGCTACCAAAGTTACTGAGTATTTAGAGCCATCAGCACGAGCTGTTCCTGACCCCTCACCTGTAGCAGATACCTGCATGTATGGGAAGTACCAGAATATACCATTAGCATCTAATACGATTGCAGTCAAGTATTGTTGACCTGCACCTAAGATTTTAATAGCACGAGACTTATCAGCCTCTCTTCGGTGGAACATTAAGTTAATAGTCTGAGTAACAAATGAGCTACCATTAACTAGGTCAATAGTGCTATCCTCAGTAAAGTTAGATGTGTTTCTGCGAACATAGTAGTTTTCAAATGGAACACCTGGAGTACCTGCTAGAGTGATTGCAGTGATAAGCCACCCCGCACCCGCTGATGGGTCCGTTGGAGTGATTGATGCAATGTTATCTTGTTGGTTAATCCAAATACCATAAATACCACCACTATTGTTGTCGCATGATTTTACGATTGCTTCTAATGCTTGACAAGCCATTGTGTTAAAGTATTAAAGAGCCCCCTTGGTAGAGGGCTCATGGTTATTATTATTATGAGTAGTAAACGATATCAACACCATTCACATATTCGAAACCAACTTTCATGTTAGCACGAGTTCTGATGTACGGCTCAGCTACAGTATCAGCTAAGTTCACAGCACGTAGGTCAGAGCTATCACCCTCAGCATCAAATGCATAGATAAGGTTATCTTTCAAAGTCCACACGAATGTGTTGTTTGACATACCTGGACATACTACAATTTTAACACCTAAGAAAGTTAAGTTCAAATCTTGAGTAATGTAAGCTTGAGTGTTACCTGAAGCAACTCCTAATCGGTAGATATTCACTAATTGAGTAGGCATGTACAAACGTAAATCAGCTGTACGAGTTGCAATAGATGCAGGAAGTAAAGCAAATGCAGCAGCTAATTTAGTCTCTAATGTAGAGAAGTTAGCGATTGTTCCTGTACCACCATTGATAACTGTATCATTAGGGTCAGTTAAACCTGCAGTTAATTTTTTCTCATAACCGTCACACAAAGCAAGTGTAGGGTTTAATGAAGCAGTGTCACCTTGCCAACGGATTGACTCGATATCTCCGTTAATTTTGTTAGCCATCTCACCCCAGTAGAATGACATGAAAGATGCAACAGAGAAATCTCCGTTACTTCCTCTTGACATTTGAAGAGATAAGAAAGATTGCTCAAGGTCAAACTGACAAATCTGAGCCATTGCAGAAAGAGCACATACATCAATTTCTTTAGCGTTCAAATCATCATTAGGAGCAGTAAAGCTACAAGTAGATGGTTGTAAGATGTTACCAAAAGTAACAGTCGCTAATTTAGTTTTGTACTTTACTCCTGGCAAAGAACGGTAGTTATCAGCAGTATCCTCAGACAAGTAAGCTTGAGAATAGAATGCCTCAGGGTTAGCTGCTAATAAAGCAGTAGGGTCAACTTGTAAGTCGAATTTTAATTTACGCATTTTATTTGTTGTTTATGAATTTGTTTACACTAGAAAATCTTTGCTGTGCACTCATGGCCACAGCCTCAGTCAACACCTCTTCCTCTACTTCCATAGATAGAGCCTCCTCAAGTTGGTTCTTAAGGTCAGCAATCATAGCAAGCAAAGCATTCATTTGCTCATCCATCGCAGGCTTAACAATAGCAAGGATTGCCTCTGCATCAACTACAGGGTCAATTGCCATTGTTGTTTCCTCTGCAGGAACTTCTGCTGTTACTTCCTCTTCGATAACAGTATTTTCTAGAGCTACTTCCTCAGAAGCCTCTACTTTTTCAACATCTTTTATTTCAACTACTTTACCATCCTTTACGATGTAGATTTTTTCGTTGATGATGTGCTCGCCGTCAGGCAACATTAACTCATTCATTTGTGTATTTATTTGGGATTGTTTTTGCTCTTTCAATTTCATGCCTAAGTACCCCTCAATACTGAAACCTATCTGCTCTTGACTAACAAGCTCAGCATAGTACTCCTTATCAGTTACCTGAGCTGTTACCATTAGTGTACCCTCAGGTACTTCAATACCAAATGAACTATATGCTTTGTCCTCTTTTGGGTTATCTACTATCCATGCCTCAAGTACATAGGCAGGAACGGTCTTAGATTGGTCATGCTCCAGGTTGAATAGGTCTCTATTAACCATCTGCTGCATGAACTTGCCATGAATTTTCTCTATCTCTTCCTTGCTAAACTTGACATTGTACTCCTCTTTGCTATCCTCATCAAATCGGTATATCTCCATAGGTATCAAAGCAGGTGCAGTGATACGGTACTTGAGTTCATCCGAAAAGAATAAGGGCTTAGCTTGAGCACTGAATGCCATACCCTTAACTTTGATTGCAGGAGTAGCTGTAAAAGCTATCTGCTGAATGCCAAGGTCCTCACCATTTTCAGCGTATGCTGGGTCAATGGTTATTTGATAGGTAGGGATATTGTCTTTTGCCATCTACCTATATTAAAAAAAACGTATATTTGTTCAAAAATTACAAGATGATAAATGTACTTAACAGGGATATCCCTAACCAACTTGATGAGATAACCATTGAGCAGTTTGAAACTATTACCGAAATCAACAATGACCCTAACCTGGACCCCATTGATAAACACCTTAAAGTGTTCGCTTATCTTGGGATACCTGAGTCTGAGTTTTGGGATTATGATGTTGCTGATTTTATTAATGTGGTAAAGGAATTTAATAGCCTTGAGCAGAAAGAACATGCAACAGTTGAAGAGCTAGAGCTTGAGGGCTTCACCTACAAAGCACAAATGAAGTTGACTGTACGTGATACTAAGATGATTGAGAAAGTAGCACTACATAAAGAGAAAGGATATATCTCTGAGATGTTAGCGATCATGTTCAAACGTGAGGACTTAACACCTGCAGAACACTATGCCGATGCACATATCAAACATAAAGCTAAATTGATTAGGAAGTTAACTGCAAATGTAGCTGTGCCTTATCTTATTTTTATTGCTGAGAAAATTAGTCAACAAGTTAAGAACAATGCAAGTACCCAAGCAGTGGAGTGATATAACTGTTGAGCAGTTTATTGAATTTAACGGAATAGCAAAAGACCAGGGAGCCTACTACTACAATAGTGAGGCTCTTTCTATTTTATCCAATGAACCTATTGAGGTCATTGAGGATCTTGATGTGGATGAGCTCACCGAACTAATCCAAGAGAATAGTTGGTGTGCCTCCGAACCATCCAAAAGATATAAGCATGAGCTGTTAGGTATGAAGTTCAAACCATTCAATAAGCTAACACTTTACGAGTACATTGACCTTGACTACTATTTTATCAATGACTACATTGGTAACCTAGCTAACATTTGTGCTATCTGCTACCGGCAAACTAAACTAAATGAATGGGGTGATGAAATCATGGAGCCCTATGACTTTGACTGCACCATCAGAGCTGAGAAATTCCTTGACCTACCAATCACTGATGTGTATGGTATCCTGCAGGAGTTCATTAAGTATAGGGATAACTTTCTTAAGAACTATGAAAACTTATTTAGTGGTGAACTTGATGAAGAGCTATCCGATGAGGAACGTCAAGAGATGGACCCTGAAGAGATAAAAGAAATTGAGAAAGAACAAGCACAAACAAAGTGGTCATGGGAACAAACCATCTACAATCTAACCAAAGGCGATATAACCAAGAGTGATAAGGTTGGAGCCCTACCACTCATCTATGTGTTTAATATCTTGTCTATGAAAAAAGAGTTAGACATCTAGAGGGAACCCTGGAGTAAAGCCTGCAGGAGGGTCAACCGCTTCAAATGTGTACACAATTTTCTGCTGTTTCTCAAGGACCTCAACAGCCTGAACCAATGGATACTTTTTAGTTAACCATTCAGTGTACTGTCTATATATTTCTGCAGTGATACCTGCATTGTTTAGCTCCTCAGTAAATTGTGCCACGAAATCACGAGGGGTGATCACTCCACCATTCCAAAGAAACGCACCATTGTTCAGGAATATAAAGTAATACATGGCCACTATTTGTATCTCCAACTTTTGGAAGCCTGTGACTTTGGCATTGATACGGATACTTTCTACCAATGTACCCTCACCATCCACAACATCATTGCGAATAATTCTCTTTAAGATATTAGCCATTTTCCTACGTGTAGGATATAGCACATTGAACTCCCCTGTGTTTGCGTATCTAGCCATTGATTAATTCTTTATATATATCCATTGTATCATCCACTAGAATGACACCCTTATCAGTTTCTACATGCAGCTGCGTATCACTGACCTGCTCAATAGGTCCTGTGATTGTGTACTCTATTTCGTTATATGTAAATGTATTAATCATATAGCTGTATAATTACTCTTGTATGCCCTAAGTTATCAGGTGTTGTATTTGAATTTTGAACGGCAAAAATGAAATAATAATCATTTGCAGGGTTAAATGGTACAAGTGTAATTGTGCCAGCCGTTACATCTGTGCTTAATTGACTTGTTGGGTTATAAACCAAAAGATGTGTGCCGTTAAAATAGTATGTTCTAAATACTCTTTGAATGTAAGTAGTGGATGTCATGGCACCTACTGTAGCTATTAGTGTAGCACCCGTTAAACTATTAGACGTGTTTATGTAAATTCTACCTGTTGAAGTTGTTGAGCCTGCAGTTTTTGTCAGTAGATCATTAATAAAAATCGAATTGTTAGCAACCAATGTACCACCTGCTATTTTATATGATGTACTTATTTGATTTGCTGTGCCAATTAAATTTGAGCCTATTAAACTCGCTAATGTTCTAGGGTTAGAACTGATAGTTAAATTACCACTACCCACCAATGAGTTACCATTAACGGTCTTTATGTTTGTACCACTTACTAGCGTAGGTTGCTTACCATTAAACGCACTCCAATCAGTAGTGCTCAATGCACCCCTAGTTGTAGCCGATGCTGTTGGTAGATTGAACTCATGATTGCTACCACTTGATACCACGTTGAAGTCAGTACCTGTAGTGCCTGTGCTTATTGTTTGTATATCCGCACTCAAGCCATTCAATGCAGTCATGCCTGTTCCTGCTATGATGCCTGCCTGTTGTGTTACGGTAAAGATAGCAGATGCTGTAGCAGGAGGTGGACTACCTGCAGGATAGAACTGCAGAGTAACATCCAAGCTAGTTGCACTCCAATACAGCTCATAGAAATCTCCACCAACTGCATCAAGTAAATAGTTCCATGATGGTATGCAGTGACCAGGTATTCCACCATGAGATGATACAACAGCTACAAAGCCTGCACTACCTGCTACATCTGAGCCATTTTTTCTAAGCCATATAGTTACATCATGATCTTGGCTATCTACATTTTGAAATTGAAATGAGAATTGTAGGTTATATATTCCTGTATTAGCTATGGTTATCTCAGTATCACTGTTAACTGTTACCCCATTGCTGAAGTCCATGGTCCTGAACTTAACAGGTTGACCTACATTCACAGCACCTAATGGTTGACTAAGGTCATCTTGATATTGTGCATAGTACCCTGCAGCACCGCCACCACCACCACCTGCTCCATCAATGATTTGTTGACCGGTGATAACAGTGTTAGTAGGTACTCCACCTGACATCATTGTACATTCAATCAAGTCAGTAGGCTGTAAATTTCCTGTGTGAGGTGTGAGGGTTGGCCTCCAATCACCCCACCATAAAGGTGAACTCATACCTATATTATTCTAAGCCTCCGAAATGTTTAATTGCCTGACAAAGGAACTGCACAATCAGTCCAATCATTAACCGTTAATGTTATGTTCATGACATAGCCTGCAGCGTAGTCAAGTAGATCGTTGTTCAAAGGTTGGAAGTTAGGTATCCCTACCACATCAAAGCTATAGTCAGTACCATCCATGTAGTAAACATAAAGGTCATTGAGTATCTGCTGTGTATCGCTTAGAATTGTTATGATGTTAGCCCTGTCCTTTTGGATGATGTCAAAGCAGTAGATGTCAAAGTTAAACTCTGAGGTGTTCTCGGTAGGGTTTACGCTAACAGGAACCACAAACACAATAGGATATTTCTCATCCTTAGTAGCGAAGTTAAATAGCTGTTCCTTGAAATCACTGCCTACCTTTTTAACCTGGAGATGGTTAGTGTAGAACAGTTCAATGTGGTCTATTATTGCTTGTAGTGAGTTCATTATAGTTCAGCGTTTTTGTTAATCTTAGTTATCTTATTTTGTACGTTGGTTATTTGTGTCTCAGATACTACAGCTGTGACAGTCATGTTGGTGCTTGCTGTACCACCACCTGCACTTATCACATTGCCGGTATTAGCTGAGCCAAATAGCTGTGCCGCTTGAGGCACTTGCTGTGCTACATTGGCACCACCACCTGAAGCCTCTGAGCTTGTGCCTCCACCACCTGCAGATGGAGTACCACCTGAGGTAAGTATCTGCTTAGCCTTGGCTACATTGGTAGCAATCTGTATGATACCTGAAGCGAACTGAGCAATACCTGCAGCACCAAAGGTAACACCATTCAATGGGTTAGATTGAGATGCAGCAACTAGGGATGAGATAGCCTTGGCTGTATCAATACCAATTTGTATCAATGCGTTTGCCTTGTTAAACTTCTCAAGTTTCTTTTGGTCCTTGATGAACGCTTGACCTACAGTACTAATACCATTAGATATATCTGCAGCTAATTGTATCTTAGCATCCCTTTCTTTTCTAGCGTTCTCAATTTTCTCAAGGGCATATTTTTTCTCAACCTCTTTCTTATCCTCTTCAAACTTAGCTGTGAGCTGTAGCTGTGCAGCTGCGTTATCACCTAGTATCTTTTGCTCTTCCTTATACTTATCCTCCAGTGCTCTGATATCTTTCTCTTGTTGGGTAGCATTGAGGTTAAAGATTAGATCCTGAGCTTGCTTTCTAGCTGCTGCTTTTTTCTCCTCCTCTGCTTTTATTTTTTCTGCCTCTTCTACTCTTTTCTTTTCAGCCTCATCTGCATATTTCTTATTGATATCTGCAAGGTCTTTCTTTTGCTGTTCAGTGAGTAGCTTTTCAAGCTCAGCATTCCCATTAGCAAGTTCAAACTTTTTATCATAGTCCTGCATGAGTGCCATCTTTTCCTGCTCCTGTTGGGATAGGGTTAGCTTATTCATGAGGTCAAACTGTGCATCCTCTCTTTTTATCCGTTCCTCATTAGCTTTAACAGCTATATCATACAATCTCTTTGCCTCTCTCTCTGCCTCTTTAATTCTAGACTCGCTGTTGCTTTTATGTACTGCTGTCTTTTTTTGTTCAGATTTGTTAGTTATCTCGTTATCCTTTTCTTTCTTTATAGCAATTTCAAGGGATTTTTTTGCCTCTTCATTATACATATCAGCCTCTTTCTTGAGACTCTTTTCTTTTTCTTTAACACGTTTCTTTTGTTTTTGTGCAAGTGTCTCCTCACTACCTGACACCAAATCATTGGTAGCAGTTATGACTGCACCAAAGATAGGAATGGCATTGATTAAAGTTTTGTTCTTTTTAATGTTATCTCTAGTCTTATCTATGGCTGTAGTCTGGTCCTTAGTCTTGGCAATGATTGCTGCAGCATCTGCCTCGGCTGCTTTCTTAGCAAACACCTCAGCTCTTGCCCTTGCCATAGTAGCCTCAATGTATGCCTCAGTTTTAGCAACATATAATCTTTCAGCCTCCTGTAGTGTACTTGCTGCACCAAATGTATCACCTAGCTTTTCATTGTAGGTAGCAAGTGCCTCCTCTTTAGATATTACTCCCTCTTTAGCTAGGTCGAATGCAGTGCCTACTTCGTTCACTGTAGTGATCACTCCAACAGCTGAGTCCTCCATTGCTTTGTTAGCTTCGGCATTGGCCTCCTGCATTTTTTGGTACTGCTCACTTTCTGCTGCTGCTATACCTAGGCTTTCACCGAATTGCTTAATGACTTCAATAACAGCATCGAATGCTTGACCTATACCCTCAATGATTGGTTCAAGATATCCTAGCTTTTGCATTAAGACTACCACTATAGCTACTATACCTGCAATGACTGCAGCAATCAAGAACATAGGATTAGCCATCAAGGTCTTACCTAATGATGAAAAGCCCTCACCTAAACTTTTGAGTGTACTCTTGAAATCAGCAAAAGACTTTTTCATCTCCTCAGGTTTCAATGAAGCTAACTGAGTAGCAAACACCTTAGCCTTTTGACTAGCCTCTTCAAAGTCTAATGACATCAAGCTATCCTTGATACCACCTAATGAGTTACCTACCTGCTCAAATTTTGAACCTGTAGCAAAGGTATTAACTGCATCATTGGCATCTGCTAGTTGGTCCTTTAATTCCCCTGCTCGCTGTGCTAACCTGGCAATATCTGCAGGGTCAGTGGCATTAGCAATGGCACCCTTTAATTCTCTGAGCTCTGCTTTGATGGCACCTAAGCCACCGAGCTTTAATGGTATTTCTACTTCGTTCATTATGGCTTGTAATATCTTATTTCTAATGTGTTCATTCCAAGGTAGTCATCTACATATCCTACCCCTATCTGCGATGTGTTAATGTATATGCTATTGTTACCAGGTATGTATTGAGCACTGATAACACAATCAAAATATACATTGTTAATCATGACTGTAATCTCAGTATCTAGGATTGTTCCTATTTCCCAATTTTGGATGAAGCCCTCATACTGACCTATGCCGTTCCTTACCCATAGGATATCTCCAAAGCTACCCTCTTTGACATACGCTACAGGGTCATTGGTTCCTGTTTGGTCAAGCAATGCAGTGTACTTGTAATAAGATGGGTCAACAGGTATTCCGTTCATCCTACCTCTTACCACAAGATTGTCCGTTACTATACCATCATCCTCAACGGAGTAACCCTCGGTAGCTACCATGACTCTAAGCCCTCCAGGTACCACGTTACCCCTGTTAACTACTTCACCAATGATACCACCTCCTGTGAGCACGTTGCTGTTCATGCTCTTGGTCTTAACAATAGTACTGTTAGCTACCTGCTGAATTCCTGAGATGTTAGGAAGTCCTACACCTGGTGTTCCAAATGGGTTGATGAATGGCATGAAGTTCACCTCACTATCTACTGAGATTAGTTCTACCTGTGTAAGCTTGTTAGCATTGGCATCGTAGTCAATGACCTTGTTAATGTTCCACCATGAGTTATCAATGCGTATCTTGTCATTGAGCTTCATAGCTTGGATGTCAGTGTCCTTGAGATTAAAGAATGCAGTCAACATCTTACCGCTATTAATCTGCCCCATGGTCCGCCTCCAATACCTATTATAAAGGTTGTTATCAGTTAGGCTTAATGGTTGGTAGTAGTAGAATGAACACACCGAGAAGTTCAAATCCCAAGTAGGGTTGAGTGGGTTATCAAAGTGCCCTACATACGGGTAAGTAGTTACACCTGTCATACCCGTTGTGCCATAGTCATAGATGTGGTATGGTGAACAGGTACTCAATCCTATATCAGCTGTACTGTCGTACATGATACGCAGGTTAGTCTTAGGTGCTTGTCCTGCGATCATGCCAACGTATGCACCAAATGGTGTTCGGATGATTGGAGTAGGACCAAACAATACAGGCTTAGTGGTTACATCCTTTACATACTCATTGTCAAAGACTACCTCTGCTTGTCCGTAGATTTGATTTGTAGCTGTGGTGTACGTAGCATTAGGACTATCCGTATCAGGTGTGTATGTTAGGATTAATTTCTTGCTTGTTAGCTCAGGTAAGAATGACAATGACTGCTCCTGGTTCTTAGCTAGCTTGTATGTCCAATCTACCTCATTGCCTGCATCGTAGTAGTCATCCCTATGGATTAGGTTAAGCTGATTAGGTTGGTTCTTATCTACATCTGCATACAGGTTGTACATGTTAAAGATAGCCTTAACAAAGTCATTCTGTTTTATCTTCTGTGGCACGTAATCATTTACATCAATAGTACCACCAATGGCCACAATGTTGTTGGATGGTGTGATACTGATGTCAATGCTAGTTACTACATACTGTAGCTTGATTTGACCTGAGGCACAAGGAGTTCCTGTAGCTGAGCCTATTCTCCATTGAGGGTTTAGGGCTGTTTGATTGGGTTGTGCATATGCCTCCTTAGGACATCTTACTGCTAGCCTACCTTGAGATAACTGTGGTAAGTTCTGTGCAGTCAAAGCCATAGTACATATAGCTGTTTGACTCAAGATAGTTGTGGTACCATTAGGTATTGAAGCAGGACTCTGAACTGCATAGGTAACAGCAGGGCTACCATTTAATGGTGCAGGATTGGTGTATAGGTTTACAGCAGATGATACCACACCATTGCGAGTGAGGTACAGCTGTGGCCTATAAAATGTTGGTGTCGCTTGAGTATTTGTTCCTGAGTACAGCGTAACACCTGAAGAGTTCACTAGCCTCAGCTCATACTGTATGGTGATATTGTAGTCGTACTGCTGTGAGTTATTACTACTTATATTGAATGGGGTGCTGTACACACCGGTAACAGGATTGTAAATGTTTTGAGGGTCCTCGGTCTCAGTCCATGCTGTAATTGTTTGAGGCAATGACATCTCACTATTACCTTGCCAAAACTGACCGGTATATGTGGTTGGTCCTGCATTAGCCTTGACAGTGTAGTCATTG